TCTTTTGTTTCATTATTTGATATGCATCACCTCTTGCAAAAAGATCATTCACTATATCAATATAGGGTGCTTCAAAATGCGATAATTTTTCTTTTGCGTCGCCGGGCATATGTCCTTGTTCTCTAGATTGGACCGACGAACGAATTACGATAATCTTTTTGTATTGATTTTTTGCCATAACGTCTTTAAGAGCCAAATAAAGAGAAATATATGTCTTACCAGTTCCGGCTGAGCCGATAGCAAGTATATTTTTACCCTGTTGATATGATTCAAACAGTCGTTCTTGATTGTCTGTCATCGGAGATATTTGCTTCATACCAAATTTAGTATTAAGTAAATGATCTGTTTCTTTTTCAATCTTATTTGCTTTTGTTTTTGTCAAACGTCTTCTGGACATATGAGCTCCTATTGTTATGAAAAGAAAATTGTTTAGAACGTATTGATGCTATCCTTCTTATGATGGTGTTGCACGTTTCTAAGAACATCACGAAAGCCGTCATCAGGTTTTTTAAGACCTAGTCGCATAGGATCACCCGTTCCTGGAAATCTCTTAAATATTTGTTTGATATTTGTATTATCGCTTAAATACTGCTCAAGATCGGTGTATTTGAGAGTTATCTCAAATTCTTCTTGTGTTTCAGTATTCTTCATAGAGTAGACTGGCATTCATTCTCCTATAAAAAAGGGGCGCGCCGTGTAGACCGCCCCTGTCAAAGTCTCGCATAATTATTACGATCTACATGTATATTTATACTAAAAGTGTATTCACTCACCAACAATTTGTAATATGCGAGTAAATTTCTTTCCAATTTTGAACTCTAAACATTTCGGGTTCTTTACATACATAATCTCTATTATAGTGGTGATCTAGCAAAAGCGCGCGCATACCATAAGTAACACCGTATTCTGCGTTCTTTGGCAAATCTTCAATCCAGAAGCATTCGGTACCTTCATACTCTGCAAGAAGTTCTTGCTTGTTTGTAGAAGGACCGCACAGTGTAAGGCGTTCAAAAGCCGTCTTACCAAAAAGATTATGAATATTTTCCATGCGAGCTTCATACATGTCATGCGTATTTGGAATTGCGGTTATGCAATGAAATACATAACCATGATCTTCATGCAGCTTACGTATATATTTGATAGCGTCTCTGTATGGAGCAAGTTTGCGCAAAGCAGCACTTTCATTAAAAGATAATATTAGATCATCAGCTTTTTCTTTAGTGATACCGTACTTATCTTCTATGCTATAAGAACCTGTATTAGTTTGTTTGTATCCATTTGAAACCATCCACATATGGAAACCATGTTCCCAATACGCGCACACTCCATCATAATCTACCACTATTACATTATCATACATCTCTTTTGCCTTTTATTTTTTCAATTGTATATTTCGGCCAGTTTACAAATCCATCTGCAAAAGCATTACCTTTTTTAGCAAGTCGCGTCATGTAAACGTAAAAGGTAATATAAAAACACAAATAAGCTAGAAATAGAAATTCAATCACAATCATCCCCTTCTTCAAAGTTAGAAAACTTATCTTGTGTCTTCTTTCGCTTTTCATCTCGTCGTTCGCGAAGTTTACGATCCTTAGACTTTTGACGATAATCATCGTCACCCCATTCGTCATCCCATTCGTCACGGAATTTCTTGAAGGATTTAGGCATTTTGTGATTCCTCTATTAGAATATATTTAGATAATATTATACTTTTTCTGTATTGTCGACAGCATTTTGTGGATAATCTTCTGGAAAGGCGTTATAAACGACGCTCTTAGGAAGACCTTTTAGCGGTTTTTGCGCAATCATTTTGCAAAGAAGCTCTGCGTCACCATTATCGATATCTTCAAGTAAAGATATAAACAATTGCTCTCGCTTTACGGCTGCTAGTTGATCGTAGCCGCCACCTTCAATGAAAATGCGAAGTCGTCGTGCTTCTTTATATAGCATTCCTTCGACACCAACGTAATCATTCTTCTTCCATGGTGGAGGAGTATCTGGAATAAGAAATTTGACGTTATCTTTGTCGTACATGTACTTGAGAACCATCCTCAGCGGGTCACAGTTGTACTCTTTAAGTACTGCAATTTTATCATCGTTTCCTTTCGCGTCAATAGCCTTTTGAACTATTTCTGAAATTGAAAGTCTCATTTAGAAGTCTCCGATATCTGTTAGAAGATTTTTTAATTTTTTAGAAACAAAGAAATTGAACAATTGTGCCCTACCAACATTCTTTTCTTTATTGTATTCTTGTTTGATTATGTCTTTGTATTTTTGAGGCACATTATTCAGGTCAATCATCATTCTGTTGCGATGATACCGGCTAAGTGTTGTTTCATCCATTTTTTCAGGGCCTTGTAGAAGCAATTCCATGCGCTTAGCAGTCATGGCTTTTTGGCGTTCACCGATTGCAATGCTGTTATCAGCTGATAGTACATTAGGAACTCCGTCTCCTCCGTCTCCTCTAAGAATGTGCTCTGTGAGATATTTATCAGGATTTGAATTTTGAATCCATTTCTTACGCACTGGATCGTATTGTTTAACGTTTGCGTATTTCTGGAGTTGAATATAGTCTTTATCTCCAGATAGAACTAAGAATTGTTCACCGCCGGTATTTAGTTCAGTGCCTTCTTCGTGAGCAATAGTTCCAATAATATCATCAGCTTCGCAATGATCAATATGAATTACTTTATATGGGAAATATTCGTTTAGTTCTGAACGAATAGTGTTGATGATACGAAACAATTCAGCCCAGTCAAGTTCAGACTCATCTCTTGATTTGCGCCGGCCTGCTTTGTAATAAGGATATAGTTCACGGCGCCAAGATTTTTGGCCATCTGCACAGATGATAATTTCACCAAATTCTTCAGTGAACTTTTTACGATTTGCACGTAATGAATTGAGAAACATGTGACGAATAAGATTTTCGTCCACGTCAATGTTGTGGTGGTTTCCAATGCTAACAAAGAGTGAAGCAAGCATAACCTGGTTAAAGTCTACGAGTATTGCCATTGTTTATTTCTTTCACGTTTATATCTATTAGTTTATTATATATTCATAATCTGATAATGTCAACAACATTATTCAGTTACATCCAGTTCAAATAGTTCTTTTGAAACTTCTTGTAAAGGATGTTCAATACCCTTTGTGAGATAATGTAACGAGCGTATAGCCTCTAAAATGAGTATAGAGCCAGTTTTCATTTCATCGCTGGCTCTATCTAAATTGTATCCACTATTATTCATATCCATGAGGACGCAAGCCCAAACAAATTCAGCATTATCATCAGCTTCTTTTTTTGCATCGAGCATAGTTTTATCTTCAAATTCGGCAAAAGAAGTTTCTTCATCGACGTGTGCTGGAAATTTTATTATGTTAGCCATTTAGCACTCTCTTTAAAACACTGTCCCAAGATGAAGTAAAGTTTGAGATACTATTGTGAGGAAGTTCGAAAGCAGTATTTGCAGTAATTTGATTAAACAAGTTTTTATTTTGTTTTTGATTGAGCAAAATATTTCTGACTATATCGTAAGATATCGCAGCGTGCATCTGATAATCTTCATTATAGTCATACATTACAGTAGTACTATTAGCGGTTTCTGGCAGCGCGCCATAACTGGGGTGTATAACTACGCATCCGCTGCGTATAGCTTCAATCATAGCAATGCACGAGGTTTCCATCCATATAGAAGGGAATAAAAACACATGAGATTCTTTTAGAGCTTTAAGTACTACCTCATTGGATTTACTTCCATGATAAGTCATATTGGGATGCGACTTAATTTTGTCAAAAAGATCCTTGTACTTTTCGTCTCTTTGCTCCCATCCATAAATTTTAAATGATGAGAATACATCTAGATGAATATTATCAAATTCTCGAGCAAGAGCCTCAAAGATAGGATAAACCAATTGCAATCCTCTGTGCGGCGTGGTATGGTAAATAAAACGTATTTTGTCAGTTTGCTTTTCTTCAAAGCTGTATTCTAGTTCTACAGCATTCGGTATAACGCTGCATTTGGAATATGGAATTCCAAATACCATAATGTATTGATCTCTTTGCCAATGCGATACAAAAACAATATGATCAAATTTTTTCCATCCGCCGTCTTTCAATATCTTATTTTCAGGGTCGCCAACTAAATCGTGGCAATACAAAATATTTGGAGCATCTTTATAAAGTTCTCTTGGTCTTGAAAAGTGAATTGCTACCTTGTCAAGGAGATCTTTATTGACGTAATTCAAGAGGCGGCCACGCATCATTTCGGTACCGCCTCTTGAGTTTTTAGAAAGATTTGTTTCTACAATACCACCTTTGTAAATGCAACTCATTAAACTATGCTACCTTTAAAATCTTTAAGCAAATCCCACTTAAATGAGCGCCATCCTCCAGCAGTTACATCAAAAACTGCCAACGCGTTAGGATTTTCTTTCTTTGTCTTTTTTACTTCATCTGCTCCGGTAGATTCAACAACTGGAATTAAAGAAGATTTTAGTGTGCACTGCATAATTCGCTGTTCGCCGTTTACTTTTGTAAAGGTAACTTCGCAAATTTCTTCGCGAAGTTTATTTACTATAGCTTCTTTATCCCATTCTACTTTCAATTCAGTATCATTTTCTAAAGTCATCATAAGTCCTTACTTCATTACGTACATATTCTTCTGGCGATCCTTTGCAGTACCATGCATGGTAGTGCTG